ACGAGGTACTTTGTCCCGAATGCGACGAACGCCATGAAATGAATTTCGATTTTATCAAATGGGACACCAACGAAGTCACCTTCGTAAATGACGAATACGACTTTGACGAACTAGCCAAAACGATTCGGTATGAATGTCCGCATTGCATGGCCACGTTCACCGACCGGCAGGACGTTCGCAAGGCGTTCGCCATCTCCGGCAAGTGGCGGCCCACTAACGAGAAGGCGCCGAGCGAGAAGGTTTCATTTCGCTGGTCGGCCGTCCTGCCGCCATGGGTTCCCTGGCGCGACTTGGTGCAGGAGTTTTTGCAGGCCAAGGCAGCGATGAAAGTCGGAACCACGGTTCCGCTGAAAGTATTCAAGGCCGAGTCGCTTGGCGTTCCATGGATTGAGGAAATGGAAACCGACGACGAACTGCGGGAACTGGCAACCCACGACGACGAATGGCCTTGGCCCGACGAAGCCTTCCGCTTTGCCACCGTCGACGTCCAGCGTGATTTATTTTACTTGGTAGTCCGCGCCTGGGCTGCTGACGGCCAGAGTCGTCTGGTGCATTGGTCGAAGCCTTTGACTTTTGAAAGCATCGAGGACTTGCGGGCCGAGTACAACGTCAAGCCGCACCTGACGTTCATCGACTCTGGCTACAACGCGCAGAAGGTGTACGCGGCCTGCAAGCGGTTCGGCTTTACTTCAATCAAGGGCGCCAAGACCAAGGACTTCGCGCACAAGGTCAAAGGCGAAACGGTTCGCCGCGCCTACTCTCCCCGCGTCTATGTCGACCCCGCCGTAGGAACCAAGAGCCAGGGCAGGGTGCGGCCGGTGACTTTGTTTCATTGGTCGAACCCGACTTGCAAAGATGTATTAGCCAACCTACGCGACGGCCGTGGCGCCAACTGGACTGTCACGCCTGACGCCGGCAACGAGTATGAGTTGCAGATGTTTTCCGAGCGGCGCAGGGAACGCCACGACAAGGCCGGCCAAACCGTCTACGAATGGCATCGTGTCGGCAAGCGGGCCAATCACCTTTGGGATTGCGAGGGGATGCAGATTGCGGCGGCCATGATGGCCAAATGCCTGGCGGAAACGGCCTAAAAACTTTTTTTATTTTTTTTCAAAAAAGGGGTTGACTAAAGCGAACAGTTGGGTTTTACTGTTTGCAGCGCGAGGGAATGAACCCAAGCCACAACAAAAAAGCTAATATGAAAAACGAAGCACAAAACCAAAGCGGCCTTTGCCTTGTATCATACGACGACAACCAAACAGAAATAAGGCATTTTGAGGACAGTCAAACAAGTTGGGTAAAAGAATATATGAAATCTGTTGTCGAGTTTAAATTTGACCCAAGTTATCCTATTACCGCAATGAACCAAAAAATGTTAGAACTTGGCATATTTCAAGACAAGTACGACGTGCAGTCGAATTGGCAAATTGCTTATTTTTGTGACGTTGTTGGTGACTCGGTGAAAATCACAAACACACTTCTAACACGCTTGAGCGCTTAATCTAACAAACGAACCAAACGAAATGAACACAATCGAAAGACCGTCACAGGCAGATTTGCAAGGCAAGTTGCAAGAATACATTTTAGGGCGCATCGCCGCCAAGGGGCATCATTTTTCACGCGGCAACCGAGACAACCGCTCAATCAACGCGCTACAAAAAAGGGGACTTGTAAAAACCGAAGTACACACAACAGCAAGCGGCCAGCGTTTGCGGAAGGTGGTGGCGAAATGAAAAGCCAAAAATGGTACGTTTACGGATACACGGACAGATATTGCGGGGTTGGATTTCCTGCGAGTGAAAAAGCGTTTGAAACAAAAGAAGCGGCCGAGAAGCATTTAAAAACAATCGGCCGCAAAGGGTTCAAATTTAAAAACAAGGACGGCAAGCTGGGATGGGTGCAAAAGAATTGACAACCCACAAGTGTCCGCATTGCAACAAGCCAATCAATATCGGCCAGCTACTTGGCAGCGCCACCAGCGAGGCCAAGACAGCGGCCGCCAGGGCTAACGCGAACAAACCGCCGAAGCCTGGCAGCCGGCCACGCGGACGGCCAAAACTGAACCAGAAAAATGAAAGTTAAAATTAAACCGCATCAATCCGAATTTGTTTTGGTTGCTGAAAACGACGGTAGCGTTGTCAATTCGTTTAACTACAAAAACAGGCAGGACGCATTTAGCCACGGCAGGGTTCTGGCTTGTTTTTATGATTGCCGGCTTGTTGACCTATCGCAAACACCGCCAGCCGAATACCCAAGCGGCGCCTATCGAAGACAACCAAACGCTGACGGCAGATAACCGCTTGACGATTCGCCGACCTAGTTTGCAATGGGTTCGCCGGCTTTTGGTTCTGCCGGCATTTCATGGTTAAGGTTGTTTGGACATAGCAACAGCCCGCAACGGGCGCTCACTCATAACAATGGCCGGCCAGGTTTAGTAGCTTTCCCTGGCCGGCCTTCTTTTTGTTTCGCTTGAGAAACTACCGCAACCGCTATCCTTGAAAGGAAATGCGGGCGGAAGGTCTATTCTTAAATTTCACCACCAGCGAAATCACAACCATTCAGTCAAAGGCCAAAACGCTTTTGACGGAAGGTAAAACGCTGATGGCTTATGGCATCGGCGGCCGGAATGCCACCAAGCAATTCACTTTGCCAATCGACCAAGTGCTTCGCGAATGCCGGTTCGCCTTAAAGAAAAAAGACCCCGCCACCTACGGTTATTTGTCAACCCGCACTTACGCCAAGTTCCGCAATGCTTAAAGGATTCTTAAAAAAACTCGGCAGCCTTTGGGAGCCACAATATCAAAGCAACCGGCACCGTCGGCCGCTGCGCTACTTAAACAAGGACACCAGGCAGCTAATCCCGACCGGCACGCACCAGCAGCTTGTCAGCGCGGGCCGTTGGTTGTTTGGCAACTTCGCACCGGTACGCGGGGCGCTGTTGGAACAATGCACTTATTCGGTGCAACCGTTCGTGCCGCAGTATGTCGGCAAAGATTTAGAATGGGGCGCACAAGCCGAGGCATGGCTTAAAGAGTTTCACGGCATCTTGGACATCCAAGGCAAATGCGATTTCGAGGAGTTTCTTTACCTGGCGTTGTTGTCAATCAAGCGCGACGGCGATGTCGGTGTGCTGTTGACCAAGACCGGCAGCGGGTATCCGGCCGTGCAGTTGATACCAGCGCACCGCATCGCTTCACGCACGCAAGGGCCAAATGAATTTAATGGAGTAATCACCAACAAGCAGGGGAGGCCTGTTAGCTACATGATTGACGGCGAGCGCAAAGTCAGCGCCCGCGATATGGCCTTGTGTTTCTTTCCAGAATGGGCCGACCAAGGTCGAGGTGTTTCGCCGCTGTCTGCTGTCACCGGCGACTTGCAGGACGTCAAGGAACTCCGAGAATATGAACTCTCCGCACAAAAGGCAGCCAGCAGCATCGCCCTGGTCGAACATAATGAGGACGGATATGCCGACGATAGCGAAGCCTTCATCGAACAGACCATTGATAGCGGCAGTTTATCGACAACCTTGGAGTCGCTTGAAGGAGGGGCCATTAGATACTTCCGCGCCGGTTCTGGTTCTAAAATTGAAGTTGTAGACAGGAACCGCCCATCGGCGAACGCGCAGGAGTTTGAAAACACAATCCTGCGAAGCGCGTTCCAGGCTATCGAATGGCCGTATGATTTAAGCCTCGACCCGACGAAAATTGGCGGCGCTGTTGTTCGCCTGGTGACAGCCAAAGCGCAGCGCACCGTCGAGAAGAACCAGCGCCTCGTTCGCAAGATTGCACGCCGCATTGACGGTTACGCTTTAAGCAAAGCCATGAAGGCTGGCCTTCTTCCACGACCGCAGGGCGGTGATTGGTACTCATGGCATTACCAAGGGCCGCGCAAAATCAGCGTCGACGGTGGCCGCGATGCAGGCGCCGCCCGCGAGGATTACAAGATGGGACTGACTACCTTGCAGGAGTTGTACGCGGAACGCGGTTTGCATTGGGAAGATGAGGTCGAAAAAAGAATTTCAGAGCAGCGGTTTGTTTTAGACCTGGCCGACAAGTACGGCATCGACCCAAACCGCGTGCAACTTTTAACCCCGAACGGATTACCACAACAAAATGAAGATTGAACAAGAGTTTGAAAAGTGGGCCATCCTGCCGGCTTGCATGAAGCAGGCGCAGGCGACCCTCACGGCAACCGTCATCCTTGACGACGAAGATGACGACGACCGCAACGAGATGGACGATTACGCGATGACCGAGGTAAACGGCGTCGCGATTATTCCTGTCGCCGGCGTCATCGGTCACAAGGTTTCGCCGGTGGCAAAAATGCTTGGCGCAGTCGACACCGTCGACGTGATTGCTGCCATTGAACTGGCGGCCGAGGATGACGACATCGACACCATCATTCTGGACATCGACTCACCTGGCGGAACCGTCGGCGGCGTGCCGGAGTTGGCCGAGACGGTCGAGGACGTGCAGAAGTCAGGCAGCAAAAAGATTTACGCCTACACCGACAGCATGATGGCAAGCGCGGCCTACTGGATGGCAGCAGGCGCCAACGGAATTTTCGCCGCACCATCGGCCGAGGTTGGTAGCATTGGCGTTTATCTTCCGGTGATGGACACCAGCAAGGCGCTGGCCGAGAAAGGCGTCACCGTCGAGATATTCAAGAGCGGCAAATATAAGGCTGCCGGATTCCCTGGCGTGGCATTAGATGAAGAGGTTCGCAAACACCTACAACTTGAGGTGATGGAAACTTACAACGAGTTCGCCGGCTTCGTTAAAAAGTACCGCGCCGAACTCAATTACGAATATATGCAAGGCCAGACGTTGACCGGCCGCAAGGCTGCCGAGGTTGGTATGGTCGACGGCACCGCGAAAAATATTGATTCCCTCTTGCAAATGCTGGGAAAAGCATAGAATCAAATCAACTTGTTTTTTTTGACATGACAATCGCAGAAGAAAACGCCGACTTGAAAAGCCAGATTGAGGCTTTGACGGCCGCACAAGAAGAAGGCCAAGGCGCTTTGGCGACCGTTGGGGAAACGAACGAAAAACTCGAAAAAGCCAACGCGGCCCTAGTCGAGAAGGTTGCACAACTCGAAAACGAACTTGCCGACGTGAAAAGCGAACAGCAGGACGTTGAGGAAATCGCCGGCGAACGCGCTGCCGAGATTGTAGCGCAGCAGGGAGCCGAGCCGGTGGCCGAGGAAACCGAGGAAGCGGCCAAGCCGAAATCACTCGACGAACTTTGGAACGAGTATTCGGCAATCGAAAACTTGAAGGAGCGGACAGTATTCTACCGCGAAAATATTAAACCTTTGACCAAGTAATTTTTCAGGAGAACTAACAAATGGCAAATACACTAGGGGGCATTAATTTAGCCCAAATTGCACAGCAAACGCTTGAAACACTCAGCGCAGAAATGCCGGTCGTTTCGGCATTCACGACCGACTTTAGCAGCGACGTTGCTGATGTCGGCGAATCGGTCAGCACTCGCGTTGCGACTGCTGTAAGCGCAGGAGACGCCACAAGCGGTTATTCTTCATCGGACGTAACATCTACGGCCAAGACCATCACGCTGAACAAGCACAAGCACTTCACCGCCAAGTTCACCGACCTGGAAGTGGCAAAGGGTGGCTTA